CAGACTTAAAAAGTGCATTTGGAGATAAATTTGACCCCGCAAGCCTTTAGTTATGCTACATTAGGTAGTAATGGAATGATCTATATTCCACCATTTGGATTAACTAAATCTATTGACTATATGCTTAAAATAGATCCAACTACATATGCTATTACAAAAATTAAACTTGATGTTGATGAGTCTACAGAAAAGTGGCAGAATGGTATTGTTTATCGTAACTTAATTTATTTCTTACCGTATAACGAAAGTAAAATTTTAGTTGTCGATACTGAAACTGATGAGATAACATATATCGAAGTGTCTCATAAAGGTAAAGGCAAGTATATACAAGGACACGTACACGGTAATGAAATTGTAGCACTACCTTACGGAGAACATGAACCATTTAGTTGGGTATTACATCTAAACTTAAATGATCATACACTAACGTATGTACACATAGATGTACCAACTGAAGATTGTAAAAAATGGCATACTACACAAATGATAGACGGAATTATTTATGGAGTGCCTAGAGGCGAAGCGTGTGAAGATCCAATGTTTCATTACAGGATACATTACGATTGCAATTCTATGACTTATGAACTTATTGATATGCGTAACCATTGGTTGGATCTAGCTAATAAACAATTTACTAATAAGAAATTTACTACGTTAGCAAAAGTAGGACGTAAATTATATGCGCCACCATATAGTGAAAATCCAGACTTTGATGTATTACTGCGGTTTGACGGAACACGTTGGTTTAGTGAACACACTGGATTAACAGATACAAGTAGAATGTATTATAGTCATACTGTTGCACGTAATGGAAAGATTTATTTTCCACCTGCAGGGCATGACGAAGATTGGAGCGATATGCTTGTTATTGATACCAACGTTGACGCATGGTATACACTTGACTTGCATATAGGAAAAGAAAGTAAAAAATACTTCACAGGTGTCGAAAATAGTAAAGGACTAATTTATTATATACCAAGAGGAGGGTGTGTTTGTGAGCCAGAAGAAACTTGGAAAAGTCAAGGAGACCTTGCAGAAATATTAGTAATTGACACAAAGGACGATTCGTATTATACTATAGATGTAGGAGAATATTTTAAAGACTCAACTACAATAGAAAAATATAACAACTGTATAATACACAATGATGTAATTTTTGCATTTCCGTACGGTGAAAGTGAGTCATTTCAAACTGTACTAGTATTTGATACAACAAAAGAAAAAGTAGTACACACTATGGATTTAAAATATGTATAAGGCATTTCAAGACTTTTACAAGGAACAGTCTATTAAACATATGTTGTTATCCGAGCATAACAACGAACTGTTAAGTCCTCCGTTTGCTACTGAGCAATGTAGAGATTATAGTAAAATATTTTACAAAAATAATTACATTGAATTAAGTCTGCCGGCGGCAACTAGTAAAACAAATGCTATTGCACAAGTTGGTAATAGTAGTTGGTTTATTCCTTATGGTATTTACGATGAGTTTAATACTGTTGTAGAGTTACGTAATACAACTCCGTACTATCATACACTACCATTTAAAGGTAAGGGACAATTTTATAGTGTAGCAACAGACAATAAAACTGCATTTAGTTTTCCATTAGGATACGAAGATACAAACTACGGGTTATACATTAACAACGGAGTTGAAGCACATAAACTACCTACTGAAGGTAAAAAACTACACATGGGTACTGTTTATTGTAACGGAAAGTATTGGAGTATGCCTAGAGGTGATGAACCTGGGTATAATACTCTACTAAGTTTTGACGGCAAACAATATCAAAGTTATGAACTAGATGTTGATGCTAGTATTACTAGAAAATATACAGATATTATTGTTAAAGACAATACACTTTATAGTTTACCATTTGGTGAAACTAAAGGACTTAATACTATTGTAGAGTTTGATACAGAAACAAATACTGTAACCTATCACGACATACACGGAGTAGACTTTGCTAAAAAATATAACTGTGGTGTATTAGTAGGTAATAACATTATAGCATTGCCCTATGGTGATGAACATACAAATGATAGTAATTGGGGATTAGTGTTTAATACAGTTACAAAAGAAACTACACAGTTTGATATCAAATTAAACTTTGGTGGCAAGTATAGATTTAGATCGGGTATAGAGTACATGGGTAATGCATACTTTTTTCCTAGTGGTACTCCTAGTTGTCCTATTTTAAAAATTGACCAAACAGGCGAAATAGTTAGAGGCGTATATGTAAACAATATAATGTTTGGTAGACCTATTGTATACCAAAATCAAATACATGTTATTGGACATCATATGAAGACTAACGAAGAAGCCATTTATATTGTTAAGGAGGATTTAAGTTATGAAATGTTACGCCCCTTGGCATAGTATTTTGGTACGCTTTAATGGTGATATTGTACCCGACGGAGTGTACAAAGAGCGTTATGGTAACGTGCTTAAATCGCCTTTAAACACCGTCTTAGACAGCATTACAGCGTCATACACAAAGGATAGTATCCGTAATGGAGTGTTACCGCCCGAGTGTGTACAATGTGCTTTAAAAGAAGGTTCTGTAGGTCATAGCAGGCGTTTATTCTTTCGTGACATACTCAATCCAATGTTAGAAAATACCAATTACGACTACTCAAAAAACTTCACAGATATCTACTTTTTGGAGTTTAATATGAGTAATATTTGTAATTTGAAATGTCGCATGTGTAATGGTATTAGTTCTAGTGCTTGGGTCAAAGATGAAATTAAACTAGCTAATTTGGACAGTGATTATCAACGTCCGGTAGACCACCCAGAATTTGGTTATACTAACAAAAGCGAACAAATTATAGAACGACTGTTTGAAGATCCTACTCCATTAATGAATTTACGTTACCTAAGTATTAAAGGTGGCGAACCTTACATGGAGCCTGCAAATAAAAAAATATTACAGAAGTTTATTGACTTAGGTATTGCACAAAATATTACACTTGATTGGACCACTAATGGTACTATTGTAGATGAAGAAGTACATGCACTTGCAAAACAATTTGGTCATACTAAATGGACTGTAAGCGTAGAAGGCACTGACGGATTATACGAATACATTAGAGGTGGTAAGAACTTTACATTTGCACAACTAAATGAAAATTTAAAACACTATAACTTTGATAGAGTAATTATTGCTGTCACAGTTATGGCATATAACATTTCACACTTGGATAAGTTGTATTGGTGGTTTGAAGAAAATAAAAAAGATAACTGGTCAATTTATTTTAATAATGTAGTTGCACAACCAGCATATTTAAATCCACAGATTTTACCTAACAACATTTTAGATAAAATTGATTTTAGATTTCCTAATATAAATTATACTAGCAAAGACGATAGCAAACAGTTAGAGTTATTTGTTAAGTATACAAAAGACTTAGATAAACTTAGAAATGAAAACGTATTAAACTACTGTCCAGAGCTTAAAGAGTTGTTTGAATAGGATCAACTGCGAGGTAATGAATATTTGTATTGCGTGGACTATCAATTAACCACTTAATAAGTTTACCTGCATCAAGCAAACTAATCTTTTTACTATCACTGGTATCATTTACTTTTTTAGAATCAAGTTGTCCAAACGCAATGTTGCTTACACGAATTTTGCTATCACCAAACGCACAATATTGTGAATATGTTTTACTTGCTTCATCTAGTGCAGTTTTACTTTCAAGATATCCTTTTGGACTATAACCGTTACCCCAATAACTTGTTGTGCTAGAAATGTTAATTATATGTGACCCTTTGAAAGTTTTATAAACTTTATGCAACAATTTTTCTTGACCGTTATCTGGTATTAACAAACTGTTTACAAATACGTCATAGTCTTTTACATAATCTGCAACAGCATCTAAGTCTTGCATATCCCAACCATTGTGTCTACCAATAAATTCTAATTGGTTACTATTGTACGCTTCATATAAGCCTTTGCAAAGACCTTCATAATTAGGATTACCTGTTATAATTATTTTCATTTGGTCTATCTCCACGATCCTTCCGTATGTATATATCACTCAAACATCCGCACACAGTTTTTCCGCATGTAATAGGCTCAGTTGGTAATTTATATCTTTCCATATTTCCTATTGGTCCACCAAACTGACAATCTGCTCTATACATGTTGCCCCACATGTCAATGTTTATTCCGTCAATGCCTGCCCAACACTTCCAACCAGCAAAATTATTCATACCAGACATAATTAAATCATTTGCTGTAATAAGATCGTTATCAAGTTTAAGATCTCCGCGGTGTAACTTCTCATCATTAACTTCTCTTGCAAACGGCCAAGCACCAATGATTTCTTTTTGTTCACTACTATAAGGTGCTACTGCATTAGTAATATGTTCACCGTCTGTTTTATCTAAAATAACTTTAGGATATATTGACATCCTATCTGTTCTATCAAACAAGTATTGTGCTATTTTATACTGTTCTTCAAATGATTCTTTTCCAGGAGGTAACATTAAATTAACAATAATTTCACACGATGTTGCGTTTGCAATATCTACAAAATGTTGTGAAGAAGAATACTCTGGATGATAACTCATAAGCATACCATCAGTATATGGATCTATCTTTTGAAAATATTCAACTGATTGGCTACCGTTTGTAACAAAACTAAATGTGTGTCCTTGTTCCTTAACAAGTTTTGCAAGATCAATAAAGTGTTTCCAATACGTAGGTTCTCCGCCACTAAGTCTGTAACAAATTTCTTTAGAAGGTACTTTAAAATTTTCAACAAAATTTTTAACAGTTTCCCATTTGGGCTGTCCTGTAGTTCCGTTGTGTAATATATCTGGGCAGTAAGAACACTTGTAATTACATTTATTACTTAATGTCCAACTAACTAAGAACCAATCTTCTTTTGTTTTATCTTGATAATCTAGCTTCATTCGCTCATGCTATTCTTAATAATTAAATCGTGTGTGCGTTGATTTAGTTTAACTGTAAGTATTAAAGAATATAATCCGTTAGTGTAACTAAACACACTATGTTCTTTTTGGAAGTTAATAAAATGTACATACTCTGGATCAGGATAAATTAATTGCTTGTCAAGTATATGTGCATAGTTTTCTGGTTGTGCTTTGCCAAATGTACATAACAATCTAAAGTATTCTGGTCCTACTCCTGGAAAGTCTCTGTGCGGCGGAAAGAACCCACCTTCATCTACTCTAAGTAAATGCACTCGGCCAATGTCAGGTGCAAACGCATCTACAAGACTAGCAAGTTGTGGAATTTTGTTATACACTTCTGTTGGTGTTGTAAAATTTTCTTCTTTCATCTCAACATCGTGATATCGTTGCATATGGCCAAAGCTATTCAAATGATAGTTGTCCATTACATCACCTGTATGACTTGTTACAGGCAATCCCCATCGATTGTTGTGTGTATCTTTTTTTGCGTTATAAGGACACCAATTATCTTCAAACTGTTCTAACTGTTGTACAAGCTCATGCCCGTTAACTTTTAGTTTTAGTTTTACCATGTCGCCTAAATTACATAGGCTATTCCATAGTAAGGCTCTTTCGGTATTCATTATATGTGTTCTCCTAATTCGGGAAACGTTTTTCTAAAGTCCGTTCCACGTTGTTCATCTAATACTCTTAAATAATCTTGTAGTTGAGGTAGTTTATTTGACCAATCTTCGCTCATCATATATTCTATTAATCCTTCAAATCTTCTTTTGCCCATTGCATGTTCGTTCCAAGCACTATTAAATTTTTGGCTATCAATAAACCGTTCTATATTATCTTTAGCGAACTGTTTATATGCTTGTGGTAGCACACGTATATTTAAGTATGACGGAAAGTATACTAAGTGTGTACCTATAAGCCCACCACCAAACGGCAATACGTTAATATTATTAAACTGCTGTTGGATTTTCCACTCTGCAAGTTCATGTATATATGCTACATTTAGCAACTGTACTGCACAGGCCATGTTAACTTTGATATTAGGTCCTGCTTTATCTAATTTATGTAAGTTTGTACTTATATCTTTCCATTTACTTGGATAGCGTATATAATCATTCTTATCTCCATACGCATCAATACTAAAATTAAATGTTACTTCCTCAAAATGTTTCCACAATGCAAATAACTTATCAGGTAATTCTAATCCATTACTGTTATAACGTATACAAATATGTTTACTAAATCCGTTATCAACCATAAACTCTAATATAGCATAATGCTCTGGTATTAGTAGAGGTTCGCCTCCTGCAAAATACAATTCTTTAATATGGTGTGCTTGGTCTTTCATAGAATCAAGGAAGGATCCTTTCTTGTACCAAGTATAATCAAAGTCTTGATCCCAACTTTGTTCTGCAATTAAGTCTTTGTTTTTGTATTTAGGTTTTTGTAGTTTCCATTCTTTAATCCAACTGCTTGAATCATGTGGACTACACATTACGCACTTTAATTGGCACAAGTTACCAAGGCGTAAATCAAAGTAAGGAATGTTAACAGGTAAGTTACCGTCTGCGTCTGTTTGTTCTACAATACTATCAATGTCTAAACGCTTTTCCCACACTTTAGTTTCCCATTGACGCTTACTTACGATACCCTTTTCCTCTTCTGCAAAACATTTACGACAACTTGCAGGTACTTGGTCATTTAGCATTTGCAATCTTGTGTTACGCATATGCTCACTATTCCACACTTCTTCAATAGTATGGTCACGCATGTTCATAGCAATGCCGTCCTTTTTAACAAGGCCTGCTGTTTTGTCATCTTCAAGTCCAGCACCTGATGCATTAGCAGTACAGCAAACTCTAACGTCACCATTAGGTCTTGTTGCTAAGTGTATCCACGGTAACGGACAAAATGTCTTACGCATGTTCATGCCTTTCAAATTGTGCATTCATTTTGTCAAAACTTCCACATTGTTTTGAACATTCTTTTAGTCCGCAGGTGCTCCACGTCTTTTCTATCTTGTTAAAGAAGTTTGAAGAAAACACTTCTTGCATAGTATTCCTATGCAAATTAGGGAATTCTTTAATTTTTATCATATAATCTATTTTTGAATTGGCATGTTGTGGTAACCATTCTAAATCTAACCAACAGCACGGACTAACATTTCCATTAGCACTAATATACAGTTGCTTGTCTTGAACTGCTTTACAATTAATAGTTGGTAATGTTTCGTTCCTAGCTTTTTCTGCTGGTGCAATCATTTCTAAACTTTTTTGCGACGGTAATAGTGTATGTGTAACATTGTAGTTGTCATCTATTACATCAAACTTACCATCTTTAAATCTTGTTGTATGCTTAATACTAAAGCCTTTAAATCCCATGTCTTTACTTAATTGTTCACAACTATCTACTTGATGTTCATTGTGTTTGAATACTAACATATCCCAACGTGCATCGCCGCCTTGGTCAATAAAATGTGATGCGTTTTGCAAAATCTTGTTAAAGTCTGTATTGATCCTGTACAACTTATGAGTGTCTTCTAAACCGTCAATTCCAAAAACAACTTTAACTTTTAGTTGTGCAAGTTGTTTCCACCATGTAATATTTCTTCCACTTCCGTTAGTGTGCATCTGTAGTGTCATTTCAGAGTTTGTATCACGTAGGTATTGAAAAATTTCTAATGTATCTTTAGCAACAATAGGATCACCTAAGTTACCACACATACTAAGAAACTTTAATTGACGTACAAAGTCTCTTGGAAACCAATTAACAAATGTTCCTAGATCTATTTCATCTAAATCTAATCCTTCAAGTAATGGTCCGCCATGTAAACGTCTTGGACACATAGGGCATCTTGCTTGACATTTGGAAGTTACTTCTAAATGTATTGCTGTTATGTCTGTGTAATTATACATGCTGTGTTCCTATAATCATAAATCTTTTATATTTTTCTAATTGTAATTCGTTTGCTGTTTCAACATTTAACTTTGATTTCTTTACAAATTCATCTAATGTTTCACTACAATTAATATGTTCATCTAATTCAACGTAATTGTTAGATTGTAAAATTATTTTTGCCGATGATGGGACATTATCTAACCATTGCATATACTGCTCTTGTGTAATATGTTCACAACTGGTATTGATAACAAAATAAGGATTAGTTGTATATTCATAACTACACATGTCTCCTGTAACTGCTTCAAACATACCTTCCATCTCTTGACGTTTGTTTATTGTACTTGCAATTTGTTTACAAGCTGGATCAATATCAATACTTATAATATGTTTAATACCAATGTCACTATTAAACAACATATTTGCTAGTACACCGTTCCAACCGCCATGTATTACAGCATTAGCATTACTAATTGCTTTAGATTTTTTACTTAAAGATTCTATTAACCAAGTTTTAGATTCTAACTGTCCTCCCCAGAAACTTTCAAGCGTACGGTCGCGGTCATCGCTGTTGCGAATTGCATCCATCCAAAACTTAATATCTTTAATATCTATTTTCATAATTCATTTACTATTTGTTTTCCTTAGGTATTTTGTTGTCAGCACTACTAACACATGTATCAGTTATGCAACTAGTTGGTGTCTTAAACAGCGTAAACCCGTCTTGTAGCGTACCTAGAGGTTCATCGCTACAACTATAAGCTCTTTTAACTTCATCGCCGCGGATAATACAACTTTGATATCCTGCGTTACAACTCCATCCTTTAAATTTATTAAACCCAAACGCATTTAATCGTTCTGCTTGATCAAGTTCGTAAGCTATTCCTTGATAGTCTTTGAGGAGTACTTGCGGAGTTGATTGTTCTGAATCTGTTTGGAGGATTTTTGTTTGTTCTTCCGTGTAACCACTGACCACAAATGACGCAGTTGGGTCGCTTTGCGGCTTAAGAGTAACATGTATTCCTCTTTTAATAAATCGTAAACTTCTTTCATAATATTCGTCCCATAGTTCTGGTACCATAACTTGATTAATAGTTACAAGTACTCCTGCTTTCATAAGTTGAAGACACTTGTCTCCAAACTCTTGTTCGTTAGCAAACTCTGCATGAAAACTTGCTGTAATACTTCTACGTTGCAAATTGGTAGTTGCTTCTAGCCAATTGTTCCACCACTTGCTTCCTGGGCTTAGGTTTGTAGTCATATGCAAACTTTGGTATTCGGGTGTTGCATCACTGCAATAATACTCTATAAGTTCCCCAAACTTTTTGTATGCTGTTGGTTCGCCACCGCTAAAACTAAAATGAAATTGTGTAAAGCCATTGTCTCTTGCTTGACGTTTTATTTCATCAATTGCATTTGTGTATACTTCAAAGTCTTGATGATCTGGCTTATCTGTGTTTGCGTAAGGCCAACAGTAACTACATTTATAATTACAAAACCTTCCAAGGATCCAGCTAACATTAAACAACGGATTGTTTAACATTGTTTTTTGTCCTAAAGATACGATTTTAGTAAACGGAATCTTTTGCAAACTGCTCTCCTAACCATTCAAAATTATTTATTAGCCCCAAATCAGCGCCGAGGCGAAGGCCAAACTGCATACCAGCATTAGCACCTCGTAACGCATATCCACTATGTATTCCATCAGCATGAGTAGTCCAAGTTTTAAGTCTATCATTTGTTTCTTCCTCTAGTTGTCCTTGTATTGTTTTACTTGCCAACTTTGCACATTCTCTAAATGCGCCACGCCATGTACTCAATGGATCTGTGTTAAATGCTGTAATATTACTTACAGTTGGCATTGCTTTAAATTTATTACTAATACTAGTAGTCATATCATTTGTTGTAGTATCCATCTTTAGTGTAAGCATACGTGGTAATAACTTAACCCCACCGTATCCATACTCTAATCCGTTAACAGGATTTCTTGCTCTCCACACATGAACACAATCTAAATCGTAACTACTAACTTCGTGATCAAATTTAAAATCGTCTACTATCTGAGCGTCACCATCTACAACCCAAAACATTTTTGTAAAACATTTTTTAGCACCTGCTACGTGTGCTTGGTGAATTCCTTTAACATCTTTAACACGCTTTGCCATTGGGTATTGTTGTTTAAGTTTATCCCAATTACTATCAGCGTTTGCTTCACCATAACTTATAAAAACAATATCATACATTTATTTTTGTAATCCGTTAATTATTGGTTCAAGGTACTCAGCTAATTCTGCATGTACAGTTCTGTCCGGATGACAATTATCAGGAAACTTATCATGCTGTTGCATAGTCTTAATTGTTTTTTCGTAGTCATCTACAATAGATGTAAATTCTGTTTTTTCTCCTTTGGGTATTTTAGGAATACCTAATTCTGGTTTTTCTCTAGCAAACAACCGTAGACTGTCGCCTGCATCTTCTGTTAAATCTGGTCGACGTCGGCGTAAATGATTTACAGTTGGCCAACTACTTAACAAAGGTATATCATGTCCTAGTAGTGTTGACATCCAATCTTTTACTACATGTTTTGCGAAGGTATAGTTTGTAGTATCTACTTTACTCCAACCTTCAATTATTATCCACGGGATATTAGTTTCATCATATATACGTTGAGCGCCATCCATTGCAAGTTTTAGCAAGATATCGTTTAATTCTTTAATACTTTTTGCATCTTTAATTGCACTATCACGTTGCTTGTAATATTTTTCAAAGTCGTACAATCCTGCTTCTGGAGGCCATTTAGAATCTCCAAGATCTCTACATGGTTCTGTTACTACCCATATAATAACATCTGGATTGTAAAATGCTGGACTAGTAAAACAAGGTGCAAGTCCAAGTGCTTCTTCAACTTTAAACAATGATTCAAAATTAGAACCACCGCCAACTCCATAATCAGCACAAGCATGACCTTTTTGACCTAAGTTATAACCAAAGCCTGGCCATACAACTTGAAATCCTTTAGGATGAGCTCCGTGAAGATATTGTTCTTTATTATAGGGTCTAAATAATTCTGGATGATCGTTGTTTGCACAAGCAGGTCCTGGAATAATTGTACCCCACTCGCCTAGTGCATTACTATCCCCTACAATTAATATTTTTTTCATCGTGTGTTTCCATAATGAAATACTTCTACCTCTTCTGACTTATATTCTCTCCACGGATCAACTACAACACTTTCTTTATTTAAAAAGCAATAAAGTTCAGGATGTGCTAATAGTACTACTGCACTAAAAGGACCACGTTGCGGACTTGCTAACGGATCAACTTCTATGCAATGATATCCTAACTCTTTACAGTAGTGTCCAACTAGTAACGAATAACTGCCATCAGTATATGGTACTCCTGGTTTATATGCAATGCCATTTAGCAAAATTGGTAGATTACGCTCTTGTGCAATTTTTACCAAATAGTTTGCCATATTTTTAGCCTGCACTTCTCTTGCATTCATTATAGCATCAAATATGTCATATTGCAACCCCAAGTTTTGAGCCATGTAGCGTAGAGCTATATTATCTCTTGGGTGACATGCTCCTCCGTCGCCCATTCCTGCTTTCATATAACTTGGACCCATTATACGCTGATCGCTTTTGGCAAGTGCATTAGTTACTACATCAACATTAATATGTCCTTGCTTCTCTGCAACATCTTGTATCATATTAACCAATCCAATTTTTGCACTGATAAATGTATTATAAAATACTTTGATACATTCACATTCGTCCCACGTGCCAATTTCATAGCGTGGATCATTTTCCATTATAGTTTTATAAAAATCTACAAGTTGTTTTGCATCTCCAGTTTCACTTCCGTCATCTGTACCAATCATAACCATTTCAGGATTTACCATATCCCATGCTACTGTTCCCATTGCAATAAGATACGGGTTATAAACAAATCTAGTATTAGTTACTAACGGATAAAATTCTCGGCGTACTGTGCCCGGTAATACTGTACTAATTAACACAAGCAATTGATTGTTGTTCATATGCGTATTAGCTTCACGCAATACATCAATTACAATATCATAACTAAAGTCTTTGGGTTCTAAGTGAGCTGTGGGCTGTTTGCCGTCATAGTCTGGATGATGAGGAGTAGGTACTGCAACAAATACAATGTCTCTATTTTGAACAGTATCTTTAATTGTAGGACAAACAGTTACGCTATCACTTTTAACAGTAGTAACATCATAACCTGTTACATCATGTCCTTTGGTTGAAATGACTTCTGCACAAGGTAATCCTAATTTTCCTAACCCAATAAATCCAATCTTCACTATGTTCTCCAATCATTATATACGCATATAAATACAGTAGTATTTATGGAAAGTTACCCTTATGAAGTTAATTAAAGACTCGATCATTCGTAATGAATTTATTCAGCAACCAAGAACTACGCTATCTATTCAAAAATTAATCGAACAACTAGGACGAAGCGAGACTGACTTTAGTGACGTGTCTATTGTACACTCGTTAATTAAGTATCCTAAGTGGCACAAAGAAACTAATATATTTCAATTTATCAAACACACTTGGCAAAAACAGTTACGTAAAGATCCAAAATGTTTCTTTTTCTTTGATGCTAGTACTGAAGGATTTAGTACCATACATGATGTACCGTTTTTTGATGTTTTATACTATAGTTGTAATCAAGCAAGGATTGATCCTGAAAAGATTATTTTCTTTAGTTCAAACATGTACGACCAAGATAATATTATTCGTTATAACATGGAAAATAATATTACAAATTCAATTAAAGTTGTTACGTTTAATAATTTTGAAAGTATGATATTTGGTATTGCAGGAGCTCAAGGAATTGGCAATGATGTAACTCAACATATTGAAAATAAAAATGTTGACGACTTTGTAGCAACTCGGCTAAAAGAAGAAAAGTATGAAGCTGAACAACGATACAAAGGAAAAATATTTTTAAGTCTAAGTCGTGTTAATAGACCTCATCGTACTGTGAGTGCATTTGAAATTTTTAATAGTGATTTAATTTATCATGGTATGGTAAGTCATAATAAATTTGAAAAACAAACATTAAAACATTGGCAAAGCTATCAAATGCCTGTTGGATGTAACATATCTAAAACTGAAATCAAAGCATGGAATAAACATGCACTTCCTTTAGTTGTAGACACTCCTGATTTTGTAACTAATCATGCTATGAGTCTGAGTAGTTACTTGCATCAACAAACTTTGTTTCAAGTAGTAAATGAAACGTTTGCTGAAAATTGGAATGGCACTAGTTTATTTTGGAGTGAAAAAACATTTAGAAGTATATATCACTTACAACCATTTATTATATTTGGACAACACCAAGCTAATCAGAAATTACAAGACTATGGATATAAAATATATGACGGTGTATTTGATTATAGTTTTGATAACGAACGTGATACATATAAACGCTGGACTAAACTTAAAAAAGAATTAGCTAGACAGGTAAACTTATTATCAGCACTACCAATAAAGAAACAACTCCATTGGAAATGGAGAGTTGCAGATATTTCGGCACATAATCTTAAAACTATGATAGAAGAAAAACATACTAAAAGTGTTATGACAAATTTGATTAAATACATGAAAGAGAAAAAAGATGAAAAAACTAATTCATAACACACCTCAAAGAATATTTACATTTGGTTGTAGCTTTACAGGATATCAATGGGGTACATGGGCTAACATTTTAGGTGTAGAATTTCCTGATGCAGAGTTTAGAAATTTTGGTCGCAGTGGTGCAGGTAATCAGTATATACATAATATGATTATGCAGGCTGATAATGTATACACATTTGACCATAATGATTTAGTTATTGTACAATGGACTAATGTATGTCGTGAAGATAGATTTTTACCTGAAAAAGATGGTTGGTTAGTTCCAGGTAATATATTTTCTCAAGGAGAGTATGATCAGCATTTTTTAGAAAATTATTTTAGTGAGTATGGGTCATATGTTAGAGATTTTGCACTAATTAAAAGTGCTCATCAGTTATTAAAGCATCGCACACAACATCACATGATTAAGATGTTAGATTTTGAATTTCCAAATCAATGGGAGTTGACATCAAAGAAAAATATAAATCTTGAAACACTTGCCGGATTATATCACGAATGTTTAGATGCAATTCTTCCTAGTTTTTATCACACACTATGGAACAACGATTTACAGGCAAAGACTGTGAAAGATAAAGGACTAGTCCACAAAGGATTTCAGGACGGGCATCCTAGTCCACTTGAACATTACGATTATCTAAAACATACATTTAAACACGACTGGAAGGAATCTACTGACAAAGCAGTTGGTGCCGCACAAACTAAATGGATTAAGTTGATGCAAAGTGCTGTTCTAAGTCAAGAAGGTGCATTTAGTTTATATAGTATGAAACCGCGTTGGTTAGATATGTTAAAGTACGAAACTATTATGCGTACTAATACACAAATTAATCCGTTAATACATCAATAAGTTCAGGAAACGTTTCGTTAAAAGAACGATTACGAATTTTATCAAAGTACATATTGTTAGATTTAAACAAATCATTTGCACTTTGATCAAATGTTGACTTGTGCAAGTAATCAATAACACCATTTACATATCTTAAATGTTCTGTATGCGTTACTGTATTCGCGTATGCTTGTAACTTATCTATTGCAGTTTGTCTTTGTTCATCTGTTAGTGCATTAAAACTGTAGTAATTAGGTTCAACAATATTATAAAGCGTACTGTTGTTTACATCAAATCCTTTGCTAGACATATATTCTAAAAAGTCTACAAGTGTTAATACATTAAATGCACTTACTACACAATTAAAACTAATAATTACATGCGGACTTTCTTTTTTAATAATTTTTAAGTTTTGTTCTATAGTTGGCCAATCAGTACCTTCTCTAATATACTCGCCTCTGTTTCCATAGCCGTCAATACTTGCACGTACTTCAACGTGTTTAAAATTATTCCAATACTCTGTAATACTTTTCTTCTTAAAAAATAAATTACTTAAATTACTGTTGTATTGAAGTACAGCATCAGTCTTTTTATTTTCAATTAAATAATCTAAAATATCATAATGCTTATCTGTAATAAGAGGCTCGCCACCCGCAAAATAATAATCTTGAATACCTTTAAGGTACGGCTTAAACTGTTCAAACAAATTATCGTTGTTATCTCCGCCTGCAAAAATGTATACAGGTTTATTTTCACCTTGCTTGTTATCTTCTACAGCCCATGTAGAACTGTAAGTACTACTACAGGTTCTGCATTTAAAATTACAAATGTTGCTCCAACGCACATCAAAGTATAGTAACTTCATTATATCTAACGAACCGTCAAAATTGGTTTCGTCTTTTATACTAATATGCTGTGCAAATCTATTATTTTGTGCAATTCTATTGCTTTCTATTCCTGCTTCTTCGTGTTTCCAACATTGTGTACAAGCACTAGGCTTTTCATTGTTTAATAATGCAAGTCTTAATTTTTTATATTCTTCACTATTCCATATTTCTTTAATAGTGTTTTTACGTGTGTTGCCAAGAGGTTGGCGCCAATCACCTATACAACAAGGAAGTACATTGCCGTCTGGATTAGCATAGAAATGAATCCACGGAAGTATGCAAAATGTATTACTTTCCGCAGTCATTATAAAATCCTTCTAGTTCTGGAAAAGTTTCTACCAAATTACAGTTACGTCTACGATCAAATTCTTTGAACCAGTTATGAAAATCTCTACGTGCTTGTTCTAGCTTACGTGGTTCATAATGTGTTGTACGCATATACTCTACTACACGTTTAAACTTTTCGTATTCTAACCCTGTAAACTTAGTACGATTAGTATCGTCTTGGTTATCTTTAATAAACTGTAAGTGTTTTTCCATATACGGCATAAATTCTTCTTTAGGTAAAATGTTCATGTCATATATGCTTGGTTCTTTTAAATGAGGTGTGTCAAATCTAACACGTTGCCACTGAGTAGCATTATCATCACTATTGTATTTTGTACGCCACTCTAGTATTTTTTCTAATAATTGCGTAAAACTAGTTACACCAAATATATTAAACGTAATCATAAATGTTACAGGCCAGTTTGTATTGCTTAGATAATAATCTAAGTTTTGTTCCCATAACTTAATGTCTAACCCGGTACGTGCATATTCTGCTCTTGGTCCCCAAGTATCAATACTAGTGTACAATTTAAAACTTTTAATCTTGCCTTCTGCTTTTAAACGCTTAACTGTTTCAGTTAGTCTTTCAACTAGCTTGGGCTTAACACCCATGTTACTGTTTACTTCAATTTGTATGTGTGGCTTAGGATCGTTATCTAACTTTTCTAACAGTTTCCAAAAACTTTTATGCATCAATGGTTCGCCGCCTGTAATACGCAAAATGTTTAGTGTCTTACTAAGTTCAGGCCACCATTCCCAAAACGCTTTTACGTATGGATTAGTGTCTTCGTCTTTTTGTACTTCAAACCAATCAATGTCTTGTCTATGTGTGCTTGACATGTCGTATGGTCCGTGTTGTTTTATTTCGTTCCAATACCTACTAGAAGCTTTAGGGTGACAGTATCCACACTTAAAATTGCATTCATTACTAAAACTAATTTCAATATACTCAGGATTTACGTTAAAATCCGCCCCTTTTTGTTTTATTTCCGCTACTCTTTCAGGTGTGTATATACTTGCAGTTTTAATATGTCTATCACTTACAAAGTCTTTACCCATTGCTTCAATTTTCCAACAGTAACTACAACCGTCTGGTTTATCTCCGCATAGCATTTGTTTACGCTGTTCTTTTTTCTCAATAGTATTATGTAACGCACTAGGATTGCCTTCTAATTCTTCTAAAGGAATTTTATGCGGAGCAGGATGATAACAACTATGTGTTTCTCCTGTTGCAAGATAGATAGTTGTGTGGTGCCATTTTGCTAAACAGAATGTTGGAGAGGTTTCATCCTCAATTTTAGGCATTAGTGTTTTAATTTTTTCTAATTCACTCATTTACGAATAACTCTGTCCGTGTTAATATATACTTGTTTGAAAAAATGACTTTGTTCATCGTCAAAGGGTGTAGATGAGATAGGTAATCCGCACTCGCTACTAAGACTTTGACCTAATTCTTTGCTGTATACTAATGGATCTTTATTTTTTGTTTCTTCCCACAGTTTATTAAGATATATAAAATCTCTTGTTTGCACAAAGTCCCAATCTGTACACATTGTCATGTAACAACCTTGTCTTGCTCCCATTACACTCCATATTCCATTGTCTACATCAGCACCAACCTGCATCCATATCAACAAACGTTGATAATTTTGCCACCAAGTATCGTTTGCAAGGTCTTTAACTTTAGCACCCCTATTCAAACTCATCTTAACTCCTTCACGGAACCCTGCTCTCCAGGCTTGATGTGGAGTTGCATTTATAAGACTTGTACTATAGTTGTCATTTAATTGATAGTAATTATCAAAGTAACAAAATTCAATACTAGTATCATCTTCACCGTCTGTGTTTTCATGCGTTTGCATATTTTTTACAAAGTCTTTAGTCCACATTTTTAAACTGCCATTACCATATTTTAGTCCGTTAACATTAATATGTCCGCACCAACTAAATTGATAATCATCGTCAACTTTTAATTCGTCTAAGTCTAGCACTACGTTTAAAAACTCTGGGTCAATAATTGTATCGCCATCTACTGTAACAAAGTGTTTAGTTTCGCTCAATTCAGCACAGGCTTTGTGTGCGGCATCTGATCCTTCTACACCGTGTACACGTTTTGCCCACGGAACCTTGTTAACTAAATCAACAAAATTCTTTTCACAGTTAGGTTCGTCATAACTTAAAAAGATAATATCTTGCTCTGCAATGTTTATTTTCATTTGATTACCTCGTATAAGTATCTATCAAAGTTTTTAATTGTATACACACTAACTGGTTTTGCTTTAAATTCAAAATCGCTATCAAATGGAAGTATTACATATTTTACATCTGATAAATCAGCAAAACTAAAACTTAATGTTTTTAGTAATATATTTGGATCGTCTTTTTCAGTAACACTAAACGATATAGTATTTTTAAAATTAACTTTTTGTGCTAAAATATTTGCTTTTAGATCTCCGCCAATAGTAATCTTCCAACATGTGTCTTTGATATTTTGTAATACATGAATGTCTGGCTCATTATCTGATGTCATTGGTAATTCGTATATTAAATCATTTACTAGATAACTATCAATGCTGGTATTTGAACGCTGTCTAAGTTCATATTGTTTAGTATGTTTGATGTAATGTACATAATAATAACTTAGCGGTTCTTGTCCTGAAATTAATCCTTTAACTTCGTGTTCCTCTACAGGAATATAATTACCATCTGGTTTATAATTAGGTACTGCTAACACATCACCGTTATTAGGATCAAATACTACATATCTTTCTTGTTTAGGCAACTCCGAAGTTAATATCATATGTTAAGATACCTTTCGTATTTTTGTATTTTAGACTGATCTAAAAATTCTTTTTCAGTATAATGAAAAATACCTTGCTGTTGATGATTGCCTATTTTTAATTGTAGGTCATCAGTTAGATATGCACCCACTCTACTACGCCATGTTTCACTAGGATTATACCATCCTTGTATTCTAGGCTTCATATGTGTAAAACTAGGAAATGAAACTTTCTTATTTGTAATTCTGTCTTCACAATCAAGTATCTTTGTAACGATTGCCGTGCTTGTGTCAACGCTTAACCAATTTTGATATTCTTTACTTGCATATTTTCCATAAAATAATTGCCAGTTATTCATTACTAATTCTAACATTGTATAAAATTCTTTAGCAAAGTCGCATTTTTTAAAGTAATGAAAGCCTGCATACACATTTGGCAAGTTATTTGCAATATATGTTTTACGATAGTAAGTGTCATTAACTTCGTCACCTCTATATGTGTATACTTTGCTAGTATAAAACACTTCATAGTTGCTTAAAAAGTTCCACCATGAATCTAAATTTTGTAATACAAGCATATCAGTATCCATTACAATAGTTTCATCATACGGACTAGCATGATATAACTTCCAACGATTAGCTACTTTCCATTCCATATTAGCGGAATCGTCTTCCCACGGTATTTCTTTAATAACATCAAACAGATCTACATACTTAGATGGTACTGTATCGTTAGTTAACAAACAAACTTTAGTGTCATTAGTAGCTCTAATACTCATAGCTAACGCACACGCTTGTTCTACGTAGTTATATTCGCTGTTTTGTGCTATTAAGACTATACCTTTAGTCATTGTCTATGATCCTATTCAAACTAAACTTGTTCATAACGTGAACACTACTACCTTTAATACGCAAAGGTGTGTATTCTCCAAGGTGTCCTTCTTTTTCTACTAAAAATAAAAAGTTGTCATCTTTTAATTCCCACAAAATATCTCTATCTGCTGTATAATATTTTTTACCCGGTAATGAACTTGCAAAATCTCCTGCTTGATAACCATTCATAATATGTATTGCAATACTAAACACCCAATCATTACGAAACGTTGGTTTGTTAATTTGAAATATACTGTTATAGTGTTGCCAGTTATCTTGTATATGTTGTGTTAAATTAAAAAATGTTTCTACTTCTTTGCTTTTTTTAAAATATACAACTGTCGCCCAATAAAAATCAATACTAGTTTCACTAATTTTTTGAAACTCGGTAGTATCTCTAAACCCTGTTAGGTCTTTTGCATCTTTATATATTAAGAAATTGTGTTCTTGTGTAAAACAATGTTTGAGTACATCATTTGCAATTATATAATCACTGTCTAACATTATTGTTTCGTCATACGGTGTTAGTTTATAGGCTTGTGTACGCAAGTCATTTTTAAATGATAGTTGTTTGTATACACCCGAGCCGTCATAGTAACGTTTTTCACTGGCGCCGCGAGCATATGGAACTTCAATTACATTATCAAATACTGTATCATAATCGACATATGTATCTTTTAAGTATTCAACGCTATCTGTTACAACAGTTGTTGGTAAATTAAGATATTTGCTTATACGCTTTGCTAGATAATATGCTTGTTTAAGATAATCAACTTGTTCGTTATTTCTAGCAAATATTAATGCACCTTTATTCTTCATATTCTACAAGCCCAGAGACCTTTCGAAGGCTCCGTATCTTTTCGTATTCTGTTAGGTACTCGTTTGATGCTGTAAAGTAGATATTTAAAATGTCACCTAAGAATGTTTCAACATCTGCAACTTTAATAGGAATATCATTGTCGTCAATTAGTACTACAGACTCTTGTCCTGTGTTTACTAACATACTACAAAAATTCATTAGGTCTTTGTTTACGGAGAATTGTCCACCATTGTGGTAATGTATTGCACTTTCATAAAACTTCTCTTTTAACACCCGTTTTTGGTTGTTAAGAGTAGTCATATAATTGGCAAAATCTAATGCTTTTTCAAGACGTTCATCCACAGTAATTCTCCTTTAGTGTATTATACACTATTTAAAGAGAAAGAGCAATGATTAATTTAGATTTGAACTGCCGTTTGTGCTATATGTAGGGGATACCAATGAAACTGCTGAACCAGTTGGTCTTAATTGTGTAATAGTACTGTTTACAACACCCAAAACGTTTTCGTCTGTGTTTGGGTTACCTGTGTTATCATCGTTAAATGTAATTTTAAAACGTAAAACTGTACCACTTACTTTGGTTGCTTCAATTTTATAATCGTTTGCGGCATATAATCCAGAACCATCTTTTTGGAAAATTTGTTGGTAACTAGCATCTAAATCATGATAACCAATTGCACTACCATTTCCTGATCCAGTTGCTGTTGTTGATGTATAATTCATGCTAACTGTACCCATGTTAACTAACATCGTCATCCAGTCAATTGTTTTACTACTTGCTCCAACATATGTAATGTTTGCCGCAAAACGTATTGTTCCGCCTGCGTTAAAAAAATGTCTTTGATGATTTGCATCAATAAATGTTACGTCAATAATGTGTGAAATTGTTCCGTTCCACTGAGTAGTTCTAGTACCTGCAATAGCCGCTTCCGCAGTAGTTTGACTAGGGTGTGCTACAAATTTATCATTTTCAAGTGTTGTAGCAAGATTTTCAAATTGTACTACACCTTTTTTATTAATTGTATCACTGTCTAATACTAAATCAACATTCTGTGTTACAAGATTAATTTCTGTTGGAGTAGTACCTGTTTGATGAACACGCCCAGCCGCCATATCTTGATAAAGTTGATTAATATCAATTGCTTGAACATTGGCTCCTACTGCTACTTGAGAACTGTTTAAGTTTTGTCCGTATCCGTCATCTCCTGACCCTACGCCCATTACTGTTGCAACTCTTGATTGTAAGTTATTGTACCTTGCCGCTGTAATAATATCGCCGACTGCCATAATCTTATACCTTTAAAATAGCTTCTACTAAGCCTTCTTCATCTGCTTCTGGTTCCCATGTCTCTAACGCAATACCTACTAATTGATGCCCTTCGGCTCTAATAGTATGTCCAACGCCGTCCATGTCTGCATAAATTGCTTCACCTTTATTAATGATGCCTTTTACTCTTACCGGAACACGCCCTTTAAGTGCAACTGCTTGGCCTTCTGCTTCGCTGTTCATTAAGAATGCTGGTTTAGCACTAATTACACCTACTGGAATTTCAGTTGGCTCAATAGCTCTTACTTCTGCATCTGTTTCTTCGTCAAATTTTGGAACACTAACAATAGTCCCTGTTGGTAGTTCTTCTGCTGTTTTGTAAATCTCAGCCAAGTCAGCATATTCTGCTGATGTTGCTGTACCTGTAAATTTATTTGCTACTAAATTACCACTTGCATCTCTAACTGCTACTGTATTATTAGTTGCCGCTGTATCTGCACTACGGTAGTTTGCACCAACCTGCATTTTTTGTGCATTTTCTGCTAACCCATAAAAATTAGTGGCATGCATTTCTTTAAACACAGCACCTGTTGCTCCAATTGAGTATGTGTTAGTAGACCCTGGCATAATACCTGTATCTTGTACAGTCGCTACATGCTGTTCAACTCCACCTGTGTTATCAACTTTAAGTTTAATTTTTGTTCCAACGTCATTTTTAATAACGCCTTCGTTGTCATTTTCAATAAAGATTTTTAAATCACTTGAGTTACCAATTGAAATACCTGCATCTGCAAAACTAACAAGTGATGTAAATGATCCTGAACCTGCTAATGCAAAGTCAGTAGCACTATAGCCACCTAGTTTTAATGAGTTACTTGCTGTACCCCAGTAATAATCCTGTGTACTTGTAACACCGCCTGTTGCGTTTGTTGTATTTCTTAGTGTTAAACCCTTTTTAACAACATCAAATCCTGTAATAGCATTAAGTGGATCTGTACTATCAATAGTAAATGTTGCACCTGAAATAATATAAATTGTTTCATCGTTAACAACAGCCTTAATAACTAATCTGTTTACGTTAGTTGTATCTCTAACGTTTGCTGAAACCATCTGTGTAACAGTTGTACCTGCACCTTGTGGTCCTACTAGTACATAACCTGTACCGCTATATGCATATAATTGTTCGTTTGTTGAATCCCACCATAAGTCGCCAGTAGCTAAACCAGCTGGTGCAGTTGCGGCTACTTCAGCACCGCCTGTAGTTCTAAACTTAGATCCATCATAAAATTTTAGTTTATTAGCACCTGAGTCATACCAAACCTGTCCTGAAATGGCCTTAGGAGGTTGGTTAGCACCACTAAAGTTTTCTAATAAGTGTAAAAAGTTTTCGTTTTGAATCTCACCGTAACCGGCGTAATTTTTTCCAACTAGTTTAATATCACTAGTTTGATCTACGGTTCCATCTTCAACAACTGTTAAAGTAGTTCCATTATATCTATCAATAGTATATGCCATTTCTTTTCCTCTATGTTACTATTTATCTCTTACCACAAGCCGCCGCTCGAACCAAGATCGTTATCAAATACCCATGCGCCTGAAGCAACTCTAAAGCGTTTTAAACCACGTGCAACAGTAACATTAACACCGCCTGAAGCTGATGCAAACGCAACGTCTTGTACTACACTTTGATTTAACACACCGTTAGCATCTACTGCAACGTATGAGATGTTTTTAGCCGCATCTACATCAATACCTGTAACTGTTGCTCCTGCAATAGTTGACGTAGCTATGTATGCATATGTTCCGGGTTTCTTATTACTTGCTGGATAAATGTCTTCGATGATTGTTCCAATATCTGCATTAGATAATCCAGTAATATCCAAACTCATTACAACCGGTTCTAAGTTAATTTGATCATCAACATAAAACTTAGTAGCGGCGTCTGTATTAGTTGTTGGTTCCGCTAGTCCTGTAATTCTTTGGTTATTAGTAATTTCTATAGCCCCATTACTTTCTATTTGTAATGGAGTACTAGTTGTAATTTTTGCACCTTCAATATTAGTTTGATCAACATTAAGCTGATTCAATGTACCAATGTCTGTAAGTCCAAGTGCTTGTGTTACTGTTGACCCTAATTCTGTTTTGTTTAGTACGTTAACACCTTCAGCTTTGTACCACTTAGTTGCAACAACATCAATGTTTTCACTTGATGTCCAAGCACCTGTAGCATTTCTCCAAATCCATTCTTTATCAAGGTTGCTGGATTTAAGAATAATTCCACCTTGGTCTACGTTTGCATTGTCTAATGCTGTACTATCACTAGTAATACCTAATTCAATATTTTTATCTTGAACTCTTAAATTTTGTGTTTCAATATTAACAGCTGGTGATGTTAAAAATAAGTTACCATCAACTCTCATATCTCCGCCAACATGTAATGTATGTGCCGGATTAGATTTAAAGATACCTACAAAAGATTCTGATGTGTCAATTGTTACTGCATCTACAAAGCCTGTTGATTTTCTAACTCTAATTTTGTAATCATGGTTTGATAATTGATTTTCGTTAACAACACTAGTTCCAACTACCTTTTGAATATTATTTTGTGCAGTACCAATTGTGATTCCGCCGCTGTTAGCAACTGTTAATGTTCCAGATGTAACAGAGTTTGCATCTGATGATAAAAACTGTGATGCACTTTTTGCTACGCCAAGATTGTCAATAATTGCCGCCGCACTATCTGATGATCCTCTAAATACAAAATCAGTAACTGTTGAAACAATATTAAAGCCTTTCTTAATAGTAGTTAATCCTGCAATAGCATATGATGCCGCTGGTGTAAATTCGTTGTTTGAAAATATTCCAATTAACGTTCCTGCTATTGAAAATCTTACAACAGTTTTACTATTATTTTGATTATCTAATATTGTTACAGTTTCAAATCCAGACTTACCTTGGTCGCTAGTATATATTGGACCTGCTAAATTAAAATCTGTACCGTCATAAAAGTGTAATTGTTTTGTTGCATTGTTAATCCAAAGATCGCCTGCAACTACGCCAACACCTGGTTGTGAATTTTGTACAATCGGGCCGCCACTAGTTCTAAAGTTTGTTCCGTCATATACTTTAAGTCTTGCTTCTGCACTATCAAACCATAGTTGTCCTTTTAATGGTAAACTTGGTGCTGTTGTATTTGCAAAATTTTCTAAAATCTTAATAAAGTTTTCGTTGATACTTTCACCAAATCCTGAATAGTTTTTACCTATTAAAGAAATATCAGTGGTTGTAGTATCTAAACTGCCATCAACTAAATCAACTAGCAACGAGCCATCTGTTCTATTTAATTTATAACTCATTATACTGCTCCTGTATTAGCGCCGGCATATATGATCATGTTAATTGCCATGTATGGGTTCATAATATCAATTGGTTGTCCAATTGTGCTATTTGTTAGCACACCTCCTGATGACGGATATGCTTGTCCTGCTTGGGCACCAGTTGGAGCATCATATTGGATGCCTTGTGCATCGTTTGGTACTCCGCTAATATCTCTAGTAGTGTAATACTGGTCTCCACTTGGGCCACGTAAATCATGTTCGTGTTCTGGTAAATTAGTAAGTCCAATACTCTGTGTTTGAGAACCTTCAACGTTACCAATTGTATCTGCCGCAGAACTTGTTACACGGTTAGCACTTTCACCGCCCATGTTATCTAAGCCTAGCATAAATCTACCACGCAAGTCTGGTAGGGCAAATTTACCTGCTGTTACAAGTGCTTGTGCTTTAAAGTTATATTCAATAACATTAAACAAATTTTGATATTCAGCAATAGTAACTTCTCTACCGTCACATATTAACCAATCTGCTGGTATTACACCAGCCGCAAATGCAGTAATCATTCCAATTGGTAATTGTGGAACTGATTTAAACAAATTAGTTCTTGAAATTTTAAATACGCCAGTGTCTCCTGTGACTCTGTTAAACATATATTCATCAGTTGGTTCACTTAAAGACTGTTCTGTTTTATTTGCAATAAATGTATTATCAATAGTTGTTGTAAAAGTTTTAACACTTTCGTCTTGACCATCGAATGTGTATTCAGGAGCACTAACATCTCCAACCATTCTAAATGTAGTTGCACTTGCTAGTTTATCAGTTGATCCTGATCTTCCACTAACTGATCCTGTAACGTTACCTGTTAAGTTACCTATAAAGTTTTGCGAAAATACATTTAAGAACTGTTCGTTAGCAGTACCAATATTTCTTGTTGTTGTAATGTTTGGAACAATATTACCTGTAGTTAAAAGTCCTGCAATGTTTGTATCACTGCCAACTTGTAATCTTTTAGCAATACCTACTCCACCTCTAACAATTAAACTACCTGTACCAATAGTTGCCGAATCAGTTGTTCCGTTAACTAATACACTACTGTCTGTTTGTATATTTCCAACTACGTCTAATGACTCAACTGGTGCTAAATTATTAATACCAATTTTGCTTGTTGAATCAACACGTAAAACTGTAGTAGTTGTACCTTCGTTGTTAACTCTAATATCAATGTTTGATCCACTTGTTTGGTGACCAATAATACCTGCTTGTCCTTCAATACCAATATTCAATGCACTATCTGCACCTACTGTGATACCTGAATTGTTTTTAATTTTTAATGGAACTATACTGTTAGTTTCTTTGTCAGCTCTTAAAAAGTTTGAAGCTGGAACATTTTCTTGTCCAATAACTAATGCTTCTGCTTTTTCTGCTGTACCTAAATATTTTGCAGTACCCGAACCAGTGATATCAAATGTACTTAAATTGTATCCTGGTCTAATTGAAGTAAACCCTTGTAATGTTGTTTTAGGTGTAAATGCACTTGTCGAAATAATTGCTAATGTTTTTGCTTTTACTTCTACTACTAATACTGTATATGTAACATTGTCAGTACCAATAATAGTTGTAGGTTTAACCCCTGTTGCTAATCCATCACTAAAACTTGGTCCAACTAAGATCCAACCTGAACCTGTAAACAAATATAATTGTTGGTTATCAGTATCAACCCATAAGTCTCCAACTACTGATTGATTTGCTTCTGGTTGTGTTGTTGCTTTTTTAAGACCACTTGCACTAACCCAGTTAGTACCGTCATAAATTTTTAATTGATCAACACCTGGTGTTGTATCATACCATAGTTGACCTTCAACTGGATTTGTTGGTGCTGTGTTGAATGCAAAATTTTCTAATAAATGTAAAAAGTTTTCAGCAATAGCTGTACCATACGCAGTTGTGTTTCTTCCTGGTAAGTCTAAAGAAGTTTGTTGGTTGATAGTATTATCTTCAACAATAATAGTACCCTTTTGGGATAAGTCAGTGTATTGTACAGTATATGCCATTTATTAAACCTCGTTAAAACCTGTTAAACTCTGTACTCTAACAGTATAATCAATTTGAATTAATCTGTTTAGTGATTTTTGTACAGGGTGGAAAATTACGTGTGTTAGCAATCGGCCTGTTCCGCTAGTTGCATAACTTACAAGTCCTAGTTCATCAAATACATATAAGCTGTCGTTAGCTGTTGCGTTATCAAGAGCATCTTGCCCGTTTGGCTCACCATAGTCAAGTAAACAAGTTGCTACAATATCTGTGTAGTTTGTTCCGCTTACGTGCCTAGTTTCTAATTTGTTTCTAGTAGGATCAACGTTATTAACATTATTATTATCAATAACTTTAGCATATGTTTGATTGTACAAACTAGCATTAGTTCCTGTTGAGTTTGGTGACAAGTATGTAATAATACCTGTTGGGTCAACGTTAGTACCGCCGTTACCAAATGCCATCTGGTACACCATTCCCTGTCCTTGATTAGATAAACTTTCCGCTAATGAAATACTCATGTTCTCGTAGTGAATAGCATTACGCTTGTCCACCAAGATTTCACCAGTCTCTGGATTGTGTATCTTGATGTGCCCTTGCAAAAGAACACCTTGTTTATCATTAAATTTGTCTGTCATTATTATTTCCTACAAGTGTATTTATTTAGGTAACGCCGCCTCTGTTGTTCTTAAGAACCTTGCAATGTCATTTTCCTGCCTATGTAAAGGAATTCCACTGTCAGTCCAAGGTCTACCAATGCGTCTAACCACCACTATCTTGGTATTAATAGGTGGTGTTTCAGCTAATACAACAGTTGAAGTTACTCCATCGACACTAAACTCCGCAGGCATAACAATATCTGCCTCTGGACTGTCTAAATCAACAGTTGGATCATATGTATTTATTGCATTTTTACGAAGGCGCTTACCAGCAACAAATATTTCAAATTCATGTACTGATTTTGGAATAAAGTCTACTACAATGCTACTAGTTGAGCCATCTGCTGTAAATGTTTGCTGAAGTGTTCTATCTTGGTATGGAACAGTTTGCTTGTTACTCTGATCTATTAGTTCAGTTCCTTTAGCATGTACTGATGCAATACCAGTTCCTAGTGTACCTCTACGTAATTGTCTAAGTACTCCGCCTTCTTTTAAGTAATATTCAATACGTTCTCCGTTAATAAACACAATACCCGGAATACTACGTTCTTTATTTGGGAACGGTAGTAAATCAGCATTGCTAACTTTGATACTTGTATCATAATAGTTTAAATCTTCAGCTAAGAAGTAACGTACTTCGTCACCTAAACGCTTGAAGTGCGTTCTATTAAGCATATCTTTAAACTGACTGAATCCAAATTTAGGAATTATAGTGCTATTACTAAAGTGTATTACTTCTAATTCGTCGTTTGCATCAATATCAATTGACACTTTAACAGTTACGTTATCTTCTAATAGTGCATATTCAACATTTGGACTTAATAGTGTACCGTTTTTAGTTAACCATACATACTGAGTATCAATTGCCGGCGTTCTTAATTTAATAAATCCGTTTGCTAACTGATTATACTCTGAATATTCTGGAGTACCTATTGTTACTGTTGATCTTGCAACAACATCTAAATTTATTCTTTCAATTTTTGCAACATCGTGATTACTAAACTGATAAACTGTTATTTTTTCTCCACTCATTGGTGCAGTTGTTAGATAAAGTGTATTTGGTGTTTCAACCCAGAATCCGTTATTATCAAATTGCCCAAAGTCATATTCACCGTCACCGAGTAAGTAAACATCTAAAATGTCTCCATTTTCTCCAATACCAGGAAATAATTCAACGCTTGAATTAAATCTATTCCAAATGTATCCTGTTGACTGATCAAGTTCTACAGAGTTTAAAAATACTTTAATTTTTTCTGCTGGAATTTGTGCAAGTCCAACTTGCCAATCACGTAATTTATATTCTCTAACTACTGAAACTACATACTGTTGATTGTATCCTGGTGTAAGTATCTTATTACCCACTTTAACAACTACACTAGTTGCTAATGGACGTTGTGTAAACGGAGCAGTAGTAAGATTAAATATTTGGTTTGAACCTGTACCTGTAAATTCTTCTACAGATATTTGTGAGAACGACTTAGCTGAACTATCGTAAATAACATACTGAATAAGTTTTCCTGGTAATGGTGCAACTGGTAATCTAAGTAGTACTTGTCCTGATGTTTCATATGTTGAATCTGTTTCTGCAAGTACAGCGTCAATTGGTTCGCCATCTTGTGTAATAAACAAACTTAGTCCTTGTTTAAATTTAACTGAAGTAACAAATACTGATGTTGATCCATCACCTGTAAACGTATCAGCATCTAAAATATTTTCACCATTTGCTGACATTGTAATAATATTAACAGGATTGCCTGCTACTATTGCAACACTTGGATCTAGTTGTAATGTTTTTTCTTGATAATTTACTGTAAACTTAGAACTATCTAAAATTGTTCCATTGGCTTTAACAAATATATCTTTATTACTTGCTGGTACTCTATCAAGTTTAAATGTATTACTTGCTTCGTAAATGTAATTGTAGTTATTAATAATACTTGATCCATCATTAATTCTATCATACACTTTAATGTTTACACTATCAAGTAATTGTCCTGGTACTAATTCTTCTGGCCCTTTTGATGTTAAAGGAGTTACAAATCCGTCACCGTCTACAACAATTTCTTCTGCATTAATACCTTTTGCTGTTTCATACGCCATATTGCCGCCTTGAATCATTGTGTCGTATGCATCAGCGTCTGGTAAGAAACTACCATCACTTGTTGATTTTCTAATAACAATTACATCGTTAGTATTAGTTGTAATTTTATCGTTGTCAATAGCAAATGTATCTGTGACACCGTCACCTACAAGTGAAAGCATTACAGCATTTGGATTGCCAGGAACTGTTGATCCGTCATATTCTGGATCATCAATTCTAATACCATTTTTATATACATTATATGTTACACCGTTAGCTAATGGAGCTGATAGTGTTAATACTTGTGTACTTCCATCTAATTGGAAGATCTCATCTTCGTATGTTGCATCGTATGAATCCCAAGTAGTTGTATAGTATGGTTCGTTACCATAACCTGTACCAGTATTAAATGCAAAACTCTTAACTTGCACTCCACCGTAATCGATACCGTCCATTAACTGTGAAATATCGTTACCTAGCTGTCCTGTTGTTGGATTGTAGAACAAGTTAATTCTGTCTTGTGCTTGTAGCATTGATACATCTTTTTTGTATGTAACAACAATAACTGCATTATTAGCTGGAGGATTATCAAAGATAATACGACCTTTGTATCTTGTATAAGATTTATCAGTGTATTCAGTATTAGTAACAGAATAGTTTCCTTGTAATTCTTCAATGCCGTCAACTGTAATAGTAACTTGGTTACGTCTTACGTCCATTGGCCATTTAACATCAAATCTTGTTAAACTATTATTACCAGTAAATGTTTGTGTTTCTGCTAGTGTTGTAATTAAGAATGTTCCTGATACACGGTCAAACTTGCTACGCAAGTGCATAGCTCTAATTTTACTATTACCTAGTTGTGCTGATGCTTTAGCAATTCTGCTTTCGTTAACAGTTGATAAACTACCTTCAATTTCTATATCAGGTGCTGACAAATACCCGCTTCCAGGATTTGTAACTTCAATGTTTACAATACTTCCGCCTGATCCTAGTTTAGCAAGTGCTTTAGCACCAGTGCCGCCGCCGCCAACAAATTTAATAATAGGAATTTCTGTGTAACCTAATCCTTTATCACTAATACTACAACTAGTAACTTCAAAGCCAACATTGTCTACCCAATGTTTGTTTGGATAAGAATCTAATAATACATCTTGTCCGTAAATTAAATTATCTTTAACTTTAACAGAAGCTGGTTGAATTTTCTGTGTATCTTCATTATACTGTGGAGCAAAGTCAAAGTCACTAATACTACTCGATGTTGAATCTGTTTTAGTGTAGTTACTTAAATATTCTCTAATTTTTGTTTTAAAAGGTTTAGTTTCTTTAACAAAATCTTCATAACTTGGTAAGCTATCATTTTGGAATGTAACTTTTTGTTGTAATTCACCAGCATTATGTTTTGCTTTAATGAAGCTAGTTTTAAATGCCCAGTCAACAAATGGCTGTTCTGCAAATGCATATCTAATACTTGCAAGGAATAACTGATTGTATTCTACTTCTAAAGCATCAACAAAAATATCGTCTCTAAGTGCTTTTAGGATAATACGTAATTCTCTAGTTGGTTGGTTATCATAAAAACTAGTGTCGTAACTTAACCCATCAAATCCAACATAACTAATTGCAAAGTTATATAACGACTCTTTAAACTTAATAGTTCCGTTTTCTCTACCAATTGTTCTATAGTTACTTGTATAGTCACTTGCTTCTTCATTACTAATTTTTTCTAGTAGTAACCATCCGCCTGCACCGATGTTTTTAATTTTTACAATATCACCAAGTGTGTCATCTAATGAAGTTAGTAAGTAACTTTGTTCAATTATGTAATCAACTTCTGTAAACTTACTGTATCCTGATGCATACCAGTCAATGTAATCCCACCAAGCACTTACATCGTATGATTGAGTAGAAGTTCTTTGATATTGTTCGCTGGCAGTATTATACTCAAAGATTGACCATTTATTGCCTACATTCTCGTCACTCTTAACAAGTACACTAAACAATCTTACTGCTAAGTTTGTATTAGCAGAATAGTTTTTGCCAGGATTTCTAACTGTTACACTAGCAATTCCCCCACTATTATTAAGTGTTAAAATAACTTGTGCATCTACGCCATCGCCAACTTGTTCAAACTCGTAAGTAGGAACAGTAATATATCCTGATCCTGGATTTGTAATATCAACTCTAATTAATTTTCCTTCTTCAAAGATTGGAGTTAATGTTGCTGGTTTAACTTTTGAAATGTTAACAAAACTAATTTCTGAATAAGTGTCAATTTCTACATCGTACTTAGAACTAATAAGATCTGGAGCCGGATCTTTTGAAAGTAGTTGGTCAAAGTTATATTCGTCAACAATTAATTGTTTAGCTAATACTCTGTTAGTGCGTTCAATTACTTGTTTTAGAGCTTCAATATTATTTTTAAACATAGACTGTCTAGGTCTATTTAAAATTCCATATTTTTGTTTAAACGCTAATGCTGGATCCGGAACTGGTCTATTATAAACATCAACACCAACTAAACTATCAACCCATTTTTGTTCTAAGTCTTTTTTAGGTTTACTATTTGGTAATCCGTCACTTATAATTTGATATTGATTGTGTGAATTAATATCTTGGTTTTTAATTGTCCAGTATCTAAAGTTAATTGCTTTTTTATCTTCTTCAACTAACCCAGTACAGTTATACAATCCAAATCTGTTATTACCATAAATTGCAACAAACTTATAACCCTGTGCCGCTGGATCTTCAATCAACTGTGCTACATCGTATGCACTTGATTTTCTGTTTTCTAAGTTTGGAATAATTTTAGTATTCTTAACCCAATAGTAGTATCTATTATAAAACTTAGAACTTGCATTATCAAACAATCTTTTAGTTACAAAAGTGTTTGTTCCGTATTTAGGAGTTCCACTTATACCTCTTGATAGGCCTTCTTCAGTATCTGCAAGTGCCAACCATTGTGTTGGAGTTAAAGTAGATTCAACCCATTCGTAAACATCTACACTAGCACCTACCATTAATTTATTAAAGTTAGCTGTGTTATAAATGATATTACTTTGATATGGCTCTATCCATTGTACTGTACTAATATCCCACCATAGTTTTCCTACGTGTTCATTGGCCCAATAGTTTTCTGGGTCTACGTTTACAGTTGTTTGATCACTTGTAGTATAAGTTGCAGGATCAAACGGTGTTGTAAATGCTAGTTCTTCTTCAGCTGGTCCAGCAATTTTTCCTTGGATTGCATCAATATAATCTAGTTGAGTTGAAGTGCCACTACCGTCTTTGTTGTAAATAAACACACCTTTAAATTTACGTAAATCAACTTGTTTAGTTGGATTTCTATATCCTGACCATGGAAGTTCATTACGTTGACGTTTGTAATCAACCACTGTACCAATAAAGTTATTACCTGTGTTTGATGAACTTAGTTCTGGCATTGACACATAAATGTGGTTAGATGACGCATGGATAAATTCTCCAAAGCGTTCAACATTACTGTTGTTAAATGTTAATTTTTCTGCATATAATAAGTATCCGCCAATATATTGATAAACAAATACTTCTCCTGAATCTAAGTTTTCTTTACTAAACTGTGTTAAGTTGTTATCAAATGTAGTTTCAGTTGCTAGATCCGATTCTTTATTATTAACATATTGTGCTGTAACTAGTGTACTATCATCTAAGTATGTTTGTGGTTGCGGTTCCATTGGAACTTCATATCTATCAAACGAAGTATTGTCAACTAAATTACCACCTTGTGATGATACCATTAGTTCGTTACCTGAAAAGTCAACTGTTTGGCCAAAGCGTTCTGCTACTGAACTATCAGGGCTGAATAACGACTGGAATTCTTCAAAGATTCCTTCATTATTTTTATATAGATAAACCTTTCCGTTATCGTTTGATACACTATCATCAAGTGGTGCACCAACTGCTAGTAACTCGCCGTCGTCGGATAGCGAAATCGCTGAAGCATATTTTGTAGATGTTACCGGAGTATTAATAACTTGAGTGTATTCAAAATGTCCGTTTTCAAATCTATAAATTGCAATTTTAGGAGTTGCATTTTCAAAGTCTGCAACAGTTGCTAATACTCTACCATTTTTACTTACTGTAAACGGATGTGCAAAGTTATACAATGTGCCGCCATCATTATCAAACGTACTGTCACCATCTGGTTGATAGCCGCTAGTGTTTGGAACATGTCCTAAGAAGTCTGTGTGCAATGGAAGTAATTTCCAACTTGCTGAAAATGCTGATGCAACTTGATTAGTTATGCTTTGATAAAACTGATTATTATAAAGTACAATGTCATTAGTGTAGTATGGAGAAGCATCACTGAATACTCCTTTATATAAAGGATCACGTGTAACTTGCCATTCATATTCACCAAGTTCGTCAGATCCGTTTTTAATAAAATGTATTCTTCCTGGATTTGAACCTGTTCCGTCACCTGGAGCACTTACAAATAATGTATATAAATTATTGTGTTTAGTTACTTCAAGTTGTGTACCTAAGTTTTTATTATCACCTCTTAGTAAATTTGTATATCCACGTTGTAAGCTATACTCTCCGCTACCTGTTTTATTATAAACAAAGTATGCTCCTTCATTGCTGTATGAACTTGCAATTCCGTCTGCTGGATCAATTGGTATATTAAGTATTTGTGTATATTCTTTGTTAAGCGGAGATGGAATATTTGCAGGACGAGATGCGCCAAGTATTGTTTGTTTTTTATAAAACTGGAACTCAATTTCATTTTTAAATGACGGACTTTGTACTTGTAGTAATGTACTGTCGTTATTTCTAACAACAATATACTTTCCTGAATAACTGGTTGTTAAATCAGTTGATTCCATTCTTCCTGTTAATCTGTTGAACCCTTGTCCTTGCCAGTTACTAATATATAAATCACCCGTAGCACCATGTAGATTGCCGTAACTAAATGTGCCTGTTAAATTTTTAACAAATACTCTTGCACCAAGTAATGATTCTTGTACATACGCTACTTCTGCATAAGCACCGGTAAACGGTTCTGTTACTATATCTCCTTCAACAGGCACGTATGGTACTTGCACTGGAGGAGGTGTAAAATTAGTAAACGTAATATCAATGTATCCGTCCCATAAATCATAGACAACGTGTGGTTGATTTAAATAATTAACCGATAGTCCTAATACCGACGGATCATAAATTGTGTTCAAACTATCTTTGATTTGATTTATAGACATTTGGAATGTGTCAGCTACATTAAGTCCATCTGTAATAGTTTTAGGAGATCTAATAAACCAATACGGCTCTGTAACAGGAAGTCCTAGTTTATCGTAATAGCTTAGTATTCCTATTTTTCCGCCTCTAGTTGGATTTCCTAAATCTTGGTTAAATGCATAAACATCATCCATTGTATTTGCTGTAATCTCTGCTGAACGACTTTCTGATGCTAGTACAATATCACCAATAACAATATTTGGAATTGTAATTTCTTTTTCTGTAGTTGTAAAACTAGAAATGCCGTCAATTCTCCACCATCCGCCAAATGCCGAACTAGGATTAGTAAATTCAACAGCTTCATATGTTCCCATACTAACACTACTTGTTATTAAGGTTCCTGATGACTCAAACTCACCATTAACATCAGTCATATAAAGCATTGCTGAACTAACATTGCTTATAATAATATCTTGTACTGTACCAATAGCAGTATCAGTTGACACAATGTCTCCTACTGCTGGTATTCTTAATATATTTTCAACAAATAGAATTGCGTCAATTTTAGATGCAATAGGTTTGAGTCCTTCAAAACTTGCAACACCTGGTCCGTTAACGCCAAATGGTAAAATGCCAGTTGGATAATTTTGAGAATATTGATTCCATTGTAAACTAATTTTATCGCCTGCCAATGATCCTGTATATTGA